ATGAAGCTGACCGACATGAAATGCCGTGCTGCCAAGTGCGACGGCCAGAAAATCCTCAAGTTAGGCGATGGAGGTGGGTTGTACCTTTGGGTGCTAGACACTGGTCGCAAATTTTGGAAATTTCGCTACAAGATCGACCAGCGCGAGAACAGCCTTACCATTGGTGACTACCCTGGCGTAAGCATCACAGACGCTCGGAAGAAGGCGCGCGAGTGGCAGGACATGCTGAAGAGTGGTCAAGATCCATCCTCCGAGCGAAGACGTGCGACGCGAGTCCCGGTGGAGGTTGCTAACAGCTTCGAGGTGGTGGGCCGGGAGTGGTACGAGAAGAATGAGTCACTGTGGAAGCCCGCCCATGCAAAGGATGTCCTTAGGCGACTGGAGGTGAACATCTTCCCTCACCTGGGGAAGCGCGCTATCGATAGAATCAAAGGCCCCGAGTTGCTTGAGGTCATTATGATCATGGAAAAGCGAGGGGCCACTGATCTCAGTCACCGGGTCAACAGCGTGGTTGGCCAAGTATTCCGCTATGGGATTGCGAAGGGCATTTGCAATTACGATATTGCTGCCAGCATCAAAGATGCGCTCAAGCCACATAAGGTAGTCAACCAGTCGTGTATCCCTATCAAGTCGATTGGCCAGCTGATGCGGGACATTGCGACGTACCGCGAGAAAGGCGGTGATGAGCACACGATGCTGGGTTTGCAGCTGCTGGCACACACATTCCCGCGCACTATGGAGCTGATCAGTTCACACAAGTCGGAGTTCGATCTGGATGCTGGCGTGTGGGAAGTGCCTGAAGGCCGGATGAAGAACGGCCAAGCTCACATTGTGCCGCTATCCACACAAGTCAAACAGATTGTGACGCGCCTGATCGAGTTAAGTGGGCACAGTGATTACTTATTGCCAGGTTTGACGTTTAGAACGCACATCAGCACTAATACGCTACTGTATGCGCTTTATCGACTTGGGTATCGTCACAGAATGACTGGCCACGGGTTCAGGGCCATGGCTTCAACCGTGCTGAACGAAAGCGGCTGGAACTCAGCATGGATCGAGATGCAGCTGGCCCACCATGATAAGAACAAGGTCCGGGCTGCCTACAATCGGGCGCAGTATTTGAAATACAGAAAAGAGATGATGCAGTGGTGGTCTGATTATCTTGAGGCAGCGGAACAAGGAAAGCCGCTGCCCGAGTATAACGACTGAAGGCTAGGCTGCTTTTTGTTCCGGCTGCCAGGTTCCCATTACGAAGCTATCAATGTCAGATGACAGCCAGCCTAATACCTTACGATCTGGAAAGCGGTTTGCGCGGATCTCGGCGTATATCCAGGACTTCTTCCGATTGACGCGCTGTTCCACTCTCGCCAGACTGAGGTAACTTGGGGGTGTTGACTGTTCAAACCTAGATGTTGTCTCGTGAGATTTATTCATCATTCTCTTACCTTTATGCACTTACTAGCGGCATGACAGCGCGATCCATAACCCACGAGGTGGGTAGGTGGCGTGGTCAAAGTGATCGATCTCTACCAGGCCCTGCGCTTTGAGTTGCTGCAGCGCATAGGTGATGTCCCGGCGGTTGGCCCCCGATTTACTCAGGGCTTCCAGATCGATGTTACTAAGTGGCTCGTGGCTATTGCTGAGGATCTGCAGTATTTCATCGCGGAGTACGATCTCGACCTTGCCCAGCTGTTCAATCATGATGGCGTTAAACATGGTGCGTCTCCTCAGGGTGGGTGTTGATGCCTTCCAACATGGCGGAGATCATGGCGCTGCGCATTCCCTCAATCGTCTTGTCCATGGAGTAATGCTCCAAGCTTGAGCCAGACGCTTGTAGTACCGCTTCCAGGTGGCTGTCTACCGCGCTCACCACCTCATCGTTATTTAGCAGGTCTTCAATATTTTTGAACTTATATGAGACTCTATTGCTACCCCGCCTTGGCTTGGATATGACGAAAGCATCGTCGTAGCCGGTTACTAGTATCACTGGATCATGGCTTGAAATGCCGGCTTTGAACTGCTTGGAAAGGCGGTCTAGTACCTCTGTGGGCAGCATCCGCTTGAACCCCAAAATCAGCTGATCTGTATCCGAGTTGATTTCAACCGGCAGTTGTTTAATAAGTGGCCATCCATGCATCCACATTAAGGTTATGAAATTGGCGGCGCTGATGTGGTCACCTTGGCGTATCTGCTCGAACATCTGCTGCCGGCAGGAATCTTCCCAGCACACCATCTCACCCTGGTGCGCCTGGAGGTGCAACTGGATGAGTTTCTCAACCATTTGAGCGGTGAAGGACCCGATCAGGTAGGCGGTTTCTTGCGGCAGTTCGTCGCCGGTGTCGATGTGGAGCATCATACTGCGACCCCCTCGGTTTGCTCGGGCGCTGCAGCGGCCGAGACAGACGTTTGCACGTCGGCGTTAGCCGACACCTTTTGTGATTGCCTACGGGCACGCTTGGCCAGCTCGGCGGTTTTGATCTTCGCGTGCGCAGCGGGGACCGTTTGCCCTTCGGCCAGCTGATCAACCGCTTGCGCAGCAGGAGGTGGGGTAGGGACCAGTTCGGCCAACGGGGTATCAGGGTCAATGCCGGCGGCAAGTGCAAACCCGCGAAACTGTTCGGACGGGTTGCGCTCTTCGGCATCCTCTGTCCACCAGTCGGGGACGTTAGCGTCATCAAATGCGAAGGTGGCCGCGTAAAACACTATTACATCCATGATGCTAAGGCTGCATGCCCACTCTAACAAGGCTTCGTCATCTCCTGAAATTGGCCCGCCAGCCATTGCAGAGGCCGCCAGTTTAGCGGCCACATCCGGCAGCCTATGTTCAATCATGACCTTCGCCAAATATATGGCAACGAGCCCACGGCGACGCGCAAGAGTGCCAAGTCCATCCTGGCGGCCATCTACAGCATCTGAGCACGTGGCCTTAATCGCTTTTCTCATGATGGCCAGCCTGCGTTCACGCTCGGCTTCAGCAGCGGCCACTTCCAGGCGTCGCTGCTTTTGGTATTCGTTTTCTTCACTCACCGGGCGGGTGATCTCGCCGGCATCGATCTTTTCCTGCAGCTTCTGCGCCAACGCCCCGCGCTCATACACCTCCCGCGTGTTGTTGTTTTTGTCGATGACGGTAATCGGTTCGGGCATGTCTTCGCGCAGCAGCTCGGTGACCTCTGTGCCATCGATGAATATCCGCTGGCCATTGGCGGGCTCGTAGCCGCCTGTGATGTAGCTATTAGCCCCGTAGGGTGCGATTTGTTCGGCCTGTTCGCCGTGGATGACGCGCTTGCCTGAGGTAATGAGCTGCTGGGCGTGGGCGGCCTTTTTCTGCGCAAAACAGTCGGGGTCTGTGCAGACGTCTGCACTGTCGATGTCGTTGAACAGTTCGGGGTAGTTGCCGCTGCGCTTGGGGCAGCTGAGGCATGAGCCGGCAGCGGGCAGCAGGTCGGCTGTGTGCCGATCAAACTGGGCCTTGGTGAGATCCAGCGTGTAGCGCTCACGAATGTGGTGGGCAGCCTGGCGGAAGCTCATGGGCTCACCGTTGGTTTTACTCACCACTTCTTTCACTGCCTGGGTCTGCAGCTTTTCGCCAGGGATACGGGCGATGAGGATGCTGACCTCTTTGGCCAGCGCGCCATCATAGAACTTGTCTTTGGCGTAGGTACACAATTCGCACAGTTTCAGCTTGCTGTACACGCTGCTTTTGCTGATGCCCAGTTTTTCAGCCAGCTGCTCGGCGGTGTAGTGCTGATGCTGCATGAGGTATTTGAGGCCTTCGGCCTCTTCCATGGGGTGCACATCGCGGCGCTTGAGGTTTTCCAGGATCTGCAGCTCCAGCGCCTGGGCGTCGCTCAGCTCACGCACCATCACCGGCACGGTCTCTTGCTGTGCGGCGATGCTGGCACGGTAGCGGCACTCGCCCGCCACGATCTGGTACTTGCCCAGAGTGAGCGGGTGAGGGCGCACCAACAGCGGCTGGATGACGCCCACTTCGCGGATGCTGTTGGCCAGCTCGGCGATCCATTCCTCCGAAAAGCGCTTGCGGGGGTTGGTTGGGCTGGGTTCCAGATCCAGAATGGGGATGATCTTGTACTCTTCAGCGGGGTGCATGGTGGCTCCTAAAAGTTGCTGCAGCCACCCACGATGGGGCAGTGCAGGCTGCTGATGATGGGTTCGGGTTGGGCTTGGTGGTCGTTGACCAGGGCGAAGGCCAGTAGGACCAGCGCCACTACAAGCAGGGTTCTCAGGTCGATGTTCATGCGGCACCGCCCTGCTGCTGGGTGGCCTGCCGGCGGGCACGCATGTCCTGGAAGATGCCTTGCAGGTGCAGGGCGGCCTCGGTGGCTTTGGCTGCGCGCTCTTCCTGGTTGACGGTGGCTTTCTGGATGGCGGCCAGGTCGGTTTTATAGAGGTTGAGCGCCGGGCCGTGGCGGCCAGAGAGGTGAGATTTACCACCACGGTGGATCATGCTGATGGCGCGCAGCCTATCCACCGCATAGTTGATGCGCGAGTTGGGCAGCGGCTGGCCGGCCGCTTTTAAGGCCTTGCGCAGATCGTCAATGGTCCAGGGCGCATTGTTGGTGGCGGCGGCCATGCTGATCAGCACGTTGCTGATGAGCTTGAGGGTGTCGAGGTGCTGTGCGCTAGGCATGGTCATGGCGGGCCACCTCTTTACTTGTGACGCACACGCGGTGCCAGCCTGCGGGGATGGTAGGGGAGAGCACGGCGCGCTGGCCGTTGCTGATCAGGTGCAGGTGCTGCGCCTGGGCTAGCTTGGCAGCGGCCAGCAGCTCTGCTTCTTCGGGCAAGAGGATGGTGAGGCTCATGCCGCCACCTGACTGGCCTTGGCTTTTGCAGCCTGTGCCTGGCGGGTAATGGTGTAGTTGAGATCTACCTTGAGATTGATAGGCAGATCGATAAACGCACGGTAGGCGTGCGCCATGCCCTGCTGCCAGCCAGCCTCACGCAGCAGCGCGATCTTTTGCCCTGGCGTGGATTTATCCCAGCGCCGTTGCGCGGAGAGGAAGTGATCTTCGGTGTGCATCTGCGAAACCTCCTTGTCGGTGAGTTTCGCAGATACTACACACCATGTTTACTAAATGTCAAACACCGTGTGTAGTATTTTGGTTTCGAAGTACACAAAAGTAGATCAAATTTCTACAAGGGCTAAAAATTTGCAGTGTCGAGGGCAACAAAAAACCCGGCGAAGCGGGTTTGCATTTGTTAAAACGGAAGTCAATTTCCTTGCTTTACGCCTAACCTAATCAAAAAATTGGGTAAACCCTTTTGGTTTACCCAGTTCGTTGTGCAACAAAAAATCCCGCCGAAGCGGGTTTGCATTTGTTAAAACGGAAGTCAATTTCCTTGCTTTACGCCTAACGTAATCAAAAAATTGGGTAAACCCTTTTGGTTTACCCAGTTCGTTGTGCAACAAAAAAACCCGCCGAAGCGGGTTTGCATTTGTTAAAACGGAAGTCAATTTCCTTGCTTTACGCCTAGTGTTACCCAGCTACCTTCGGTGTAAATCAGCATGCACTCAAAGTTGACCAGGCGCAGCGCACCAAAGCCGTTCTCAGCCCGCACAGGGAACACCACTCGCCAGGCGCCCGTCTCATCCTTGTTTGCTGAGGCCTCACTAGTGTGAGCGAACTCGGCGCTATCCGGGTTGTGCAAGTGCTGTTTGATCATCTGCATGCAGTGGGCTTTAGCGCCATAGGCTTCATCGTAGGGTTCTGGGGCCTTCTTAAAGCCAGAGTTGGGGGTGAACCAAATCATGCCGATAGTGGCTGATATGCCAAGCAGCATCCAGAAAATCATTCCGTAAAAGAAGTTTCGGTTATTTTTTTGGGGTGGGCTGTTGGCTGTAGCAACTTGAATGGTGTTGTGGGATGAGTGGAGGGAGAGTTCAACTGGCGCCCCACAATTCGGGCAGGTCGTTGCTTTGTCGCTTAAAGACTTCCAGCACTCAACGCACTTGATCAGCGCCATGTTCTACCCCGAAGTTGAATTCCATTTGTACTTGAATCCGGATCACGTTGGATTTTCCTGAGGCGTGATTAGGCAGACTTTCCGTTTTTGTCCGGTTCAGCAAGCGAATTGCCAATTTTCACCATATTGTCTTGTTCATATGAAGACATCTGTTGCATGGCTTTCAATACAGTCCTTTGCTGCCGGGTAAGAGAATAGTCTGCACTGATCATTTCTCCTGTACCGTCTTCTAACCAAAAGGGGTTGCAACCTATGACTTTGCTAATTCCCATTAACTTGTTTTTAGGTAAACCTCTATTTTTCCAGTTGGTCATCACCTGATCGGAGACATTTAACAACCTGGCAGTCTCAGCTGGGCCATTGCAGTTCTTAATTTGTTGAGCTGCTTCAATCAATCTTTCGTAAGTTTTTTTCATTGTTTTGTGATGGTATTTAGTAGACGAGCGGCGTGCTACACAGTGTGTTTGCAATAACTAAACACAATGTGTAGTATTGGCGCCCATGGACATCACAACCGTTATCGACAAGTACGGCCCGGCATATATTGCTGCCCAGCTGCATACAACCTCGCAGCGTGTTAATAATTGGAAATCGCGGGGCGTCCCGCTCAATTCCGCTATAGCATTTTGTGCAGCTGTTGGCTGGGAGATAACCCCGAATCAGCTCTATCCTCAGAACTATCCAAATCCAACTGACGGACTGCCTACAGAGTTGAGAGCCTCTGTATGACAGGCCCGTTTGACGCATCAGATTCACGCTTCCTCCCCACCCGTCCCGGCCGCGATGCCGGGGCGGCATTTTTTTGCCCGCAGGTAGCTGCCTTGAACAGCGCTGACCAGGGCGTGATCGATGGCCAGCGGTTGCCCACAGCCATTGCACTGGCTTGCGAACCTGAATGGGTGGGGATTGAGTGCGGGGTCTACACGTTCTTGCCTGCATTGGCCGCAATAGCTGCATGTGTGCAGAAACTGGCTACCGCTGCTGCTGAGTTGAGTGGTCATGCCAGCCAGTGTGGTTTGGCTTTAGGACGTTTGCATGCGTAGTGATACGCAGACCTTGATCGGGATAATCCGTGAGGGCGTGCAGGCCTGGCGCAAGCGGGAGGATTGGAGCCGTGAGACGGTGTGCGCGGTGCTGATCGAGAAGTTCACCTTGCTGGGTGGCACGCGTATCACCGGCCTGGTGTTTGACCCGCCCACGCGGGACGCTTATGACCGCCAGCGCATCAGTGCTGAGCGCATTTACCGCTGGCTGGACGATGAGAGCAAGGACACCAACTTGCTGCCGGCCAATTTTATCCCTTTCTTGCTGGCGGCCTTGCCGGTGGATCTGCGCATCGAGGCGGTGGACCGGGTGCTGCAGTTGAGTAACCTGACTGTGCGGGTGCGCAACGCCAGCGAGGATGGCTGCCTGATTCAGGCGGTGCAGGACATGGCCAAGGAAAACGGTGAGGCGATCAATGCGGTGCTGAACCTGATTGATGGGGCCACCGAGGATGAGCTGCGCGCCGCGCAGCGCGAGGTGACCGAGGCAGACCGGGCCAACCGGCACGCGCTGAAACTGATTGAGGCCTTGCTACCCCATGGCCAGTAAACGCCCACCGTTACCCTTTGCGGAGATCGCCCGTTATGCGCTGGGCTTTGCCGATGCGCTGATCACCAGCTGGTTGCCCGCTGGCAAGAAGGTGGGGCATGAGTGGTCTGCCACCAACCCGAACCGCGCTGACAACAACGCGGGGAGCTTCAGCGTGAACCTGAATACGGGTGAGTGGGGGGATTTTGCCACCGATGACAAGGGTGGTGACCTCATCAGCTTGTATGCCTACCTGCAGGGCTTGGAGCAGTACCAGGCCGCGCTGGAAGTGGCGGACGCGGTGGGCTTTACCCTGCCCGACGGGGTGATCCGCTGGCGTGCGCATAGAGATGCACCTGCGCCTAAACCCCGGCAGATCGCGCTGGATGCCAAGCCGAAGAAGATCAAAACCGCTTCCCCTTGGGTGCCGGTGCTGCCGGTGCCAGCTGATGCGCCTGCGCCACACAAGGCGCATGAGATCCGGGGCGTGCCACAGGCCACCTGGGCCTACCGTGACGCGGCTGGCCAGTTGCTGGGCTACATCTACCGCTTTGTGACCAGTGATGGTGGCAAAGAGACCATCCCGCATACCTATTGCCGCAACAGCCAGACCGGCCAGCATGAGTGGCGCTGGATGCAGCTACCTGACCCACGGCCCTTGTACGGCCTGGACAGGTTGGCGGCGCACCCGGATGCCTGGGTGCTGTTGGTGGAGGGCGAAAAATGCGCGGATGCGCCGCTTGAGTTGATCAAGGGCGTGCCGGTGAGCTGGCCCGGCGGTAGCAAGGCGGTGGATAAAGCTGATTTCAGCCCACTGGCCGGGCGCAAGGTGTATGCCTGGGCAGATTGCGACGCCAAGCGGGAGCCATTGAGCCGGGCAGAGAAAGAGGCGGGCGCAGACCCGCAGAGCAAGCCACTGTTGCCCGAACACAAGCAGCCCGGCATGAAGGCCATGCTGCAGATCCGCGACAAGCTACTGGCCCTGGAGCCGCCTGCTGAATTCCACTTGATTGATATCCCCGCGCCCTTGGCCAAGCCGGACGGGTGGGACATTGCGGACGCCATTGCTGAGGGCATGGATGCGCAGGCGCTTACGGCCTTTATCCTCCGCACGCGCGAGCTTGGCCCCGCGCTCACGCTTGCTTCTAGCCAGGAGCTACCTGCTGCTGGCCATGGAAAACCGCCTGCTACCCCACCTAAGGCTGACGCGGGAGAGGATGAAGATGGCCCTGCCTGGCGGCGGATGTTGCTGTTCAAGAAGGGTGACATGGTCGCCTGCCTGGCGAACGTGTATGACATTTTGGCGAACGATTCACGCTGGGCCGGGGTGTTGGCCTACGATGAATTCAGCCAGCGGGTGATGAAGCTGAAGCCGCCGCCTTACTACGAGCGGAACGGTGCGGTGGGCGAGTGGGATGTGCAGGACGATATCCGGACGGCCATGTGGTTGACCCGCACTTACCGGCTGAACATTACGCCAGCGCTCGCCAGCGAGGGCGTGGAGGCCGTGGCGCGTAGCCATGTGATCAACCCGCCCAAGGACTGGATGCGCAGCTTGGAGTGGGACGGCGTGAACCGGCTGGATCTTTGGATGCGCGACTTTATGGACGTGCCCATCACCAAATACAGCAAGCGCGTAGCTAGGTGGTTTTTTATGGGCATGGTGAAGCGGGTGATGGAGCCGGGTTGCCAGTTTGACTACTGCCTGGTGTTGGAAGGCCCGCAGGGCAAGAAGAAGTCATCCGCGCTGGCGGTCATTGGCGGCGATTGGTTTGGTGACACTGACCTGGACCTGAACAACAAAGACAGCATGAGCGCGCTGCGGGGCAAGATGCTGTACGAGTTTTCTGAGATGGGCTCGGTGGCCCGCGCAGAGGCAACCAAGCAAAAATCGTTTCTTACCCGCCGCATCGATGAATACCGCCCGGTGTATGGCCGGCGTGAGATACGTTGCCCGCGTCAGCTGGTATTTTGCGGCAGCACGAACGAGTGGGAGTGGAACAAGGACCCGACCGGCGGCCGCCGCTTTTGGCCGGTGATGGTGCAGGCTGAGATCGATGTGGAAGGCCTGAGGGAAGTGCGCGACCAGCTCTTTGCTGAGGCCGTGGCCATGGTGGATGAGGGGTTGCGGTATTGGCCCAATGCCCAGGAGCAGGCGGAGTTGTTCGACCCTGAGCAACTGCGCAGGACCATGCAAGAGGCTTTTGTGGACATGCTGCACGACCACGTGATGAGTTACGTGGGGGAGTTCTCCCTGGCATACGCAGCGAAAGAGTGGCTGGGGCTGGATGCCTCAAAGATCACCCGTGATATTCAAACCCGGATCGGCTCGGCGCTTTATAGGCTGGGCTGCTCCAAGCATGACAAGGGCAGCAAGTCGCTGACCCGCTTTGTGTACAAGGCCCCCGAGAGAAATGGGCTGGCGTCGGACAGCGGGCAAGCGGTTGGAAAGGATGACGATGACATCCCATTCTAGCTGCATGGTGTGGAAGGTATGGAGGTATGGAAAACCCGCGCCGTTACTGGGTTTGCGCGTTCCATACCTGCCCCGAGGTGTGGAACAGGTATGGAAGCCTGAAACCCGCGCCGTTACTGGGTTTTCCATACCTTCCATACCTTCCATACCGTTTTCTCGTGTGCACATGCGTACACACGTGCGCGTACACAGGCGCACACGCACGCGCGCGCACGCGTATGTGTGTCTCTTTTTGGTATGGAAGGTATGGAGGTATGGAAAAGCCGCGCCAGTAAAGGGTTTGCGCGTTCCATACCTCGGCAACAGGTCTGGAATAGGTATGGAATGATGGGTCGGTTTCGGGAGTTTGATGACCTGACGCCGCCCGAGCCAGCGGCCACCAAGGCGGATATGCGAGCGAGTATGCCAGCCGCTGCTGCGATGGTGGATGAATTGCGCCTGGTGTTCGGTGCTGACCTCAAGGTGCTGCGGGTGGAAGAAGCAGGTGCCGTGGTGGTGACCAAGGCCTACCGGCCTGATACAAGCTACCGTGCCTGCCTGACAGCCTCTGACTACCTGGAGCTGGGTGAGATCGCCCAGCGCAATGCGGATGATCTGGAAGCCAAGGCGGCGGGCAATGGAAAGAAGTAGGGCGCTGCCGGTGCGGTTTTATGGTGACCCGGCCATGGCGCTGGAGCGTGAGCAGATGGATACGCTGGGGTGCACGGCCTGCAGTTCGCATGTGCGGGTGTGCGGGAGGGTGGTGTGTTGCGATGGCAGGAACGACAGGCAAAAGGGTGTGCCCAGGATTGGGCACCGGTGTAAATGGTTTGCAGGGGAATGATGATGGTGAATACCTACGTTGAGAGTCGGTTGAATTTGTGGGCAGAGTGGCGGCACCGTAGGCTCACCGATGCGCTGGGCTACCCCAGGCGGGCCGCCTTTGTGCGTGAGCCTGGCTCGGGCTACTGGACCCCGGAGATGGAATCCGCATCTTATGAGATGGACAAGTGTGTGGTGGCGCTGATCGATGAACGCAAGCTCGCGGTGCTGGAGTGCTATGCAACCACTGGCACGCGCGAACAAAAGGCGAAGCGTCTCGGATGCTGCCTGCGCACTTATGAGTATCGGCTGGAGGCGGCAAAGATCGACCTGCTAGGCTATCTGAATGACCTGGCCGCAGGGGTGCCGCTGCCGATGAAAGAAAGAGCTTGACGTGGTTTGCATGAATTCTTATCATTTCAGCTAAATTTTAGTTATTGCGTCCAGAACCCGCATAGGCCTCTCGCCTCTGCGGGTTTTTTGTTGCCCAAACCATGCCAACCAAACCGCCCAAACCCTGCAAGCAAGCTGGTTGCAGGGCGCTGGTCTATGGTGGCGCGTACTGCGAGGATCACGCGAAGCAGAGGCGCAAGCAGGTTGAGGCGCAACGGGGCACGTCAACGCAACGTGGCTATGGCTACAAGTGGCAGCAGGCCAGCAAGGGATACCTGAAGCAGCACCCGCTGTGCGAATGTGAGCAATGCCTAGCTGGCCAGCTGCGACTGCGGCAGGCCACGGTAGTTGATCATAAGATTCCGCACCGTGGTGACATGACGCTGTTCTGGGATAGGCAGAACTGGCAGGCGATGAATAAATCCTGCCACGACAGCAAAACTGCCCGCGAGGATGGAGGCTTTGGCCTTTGACCAGGGGGGTAGTAAATGTCTGAGGCCTATTGCCTCTAGACCGTATGCTTAGTTAGATTTTTTTATGCGGGAGTTGCAGGGGAGGGGGGGGTGTCCCCGATGCTGCAGACGTCTGCAAACTAGATACATCCTGAGCCGAGTGCTCCACCAGGATGTCATGCAAGGCCCGACCGGAGTGATCCAGTCGGGCCTTTGCTTTTCCTGGCGAGCAATTGCACGTGAGCGCGCATGCACTCCCCGGCTGGGGAAAGGAACACCATGGCGAAACCAGGCCCAAAACCAAAGCCAAGCAACGTCCATTACCTGAACGGTAACCCGAGCAAGAAGAACCTCGGCGCATTGATGGACTCGCTGCAACCTGAGATCGAGATCCCCGGCTGCCCGCCGCACTTGCTGCCTGAGGCGAAAAAAGAATTTCGGCGTATCACCCCGGAGCTGCAGCGCTACGGGTTGATCTCAAAGCTGGATCGCGCAGCCCTGAGTCTCTACCTGCAAAGCTGGGCCGAGCTGGTGTGGGCGGAAAAGATGCTGAAACGAAAGATGGATGCAGCGGCCAAGGCCATGCAGCAAGCAGAAGCAGAGGGTAAAGAGTACACCGGTGGCGACGGCATGGTGGAGATGACCACCAACGGCAACGTGATTTACTCACCGTATTGGATCATCGCCAACAAGTCCCGGCACAACGTGGACAAGTTCCTGCAAAACTTTGGCATGTCGCCGAGCGCCCGCAGCCGTGTCACGCCCAGCAACCATCTACAGGGCAGCCTGTTTGAGCCCGAAGCTGGGGAAGAAAGTCCCACTGGTTTCGGCGCGATATGACGCAATCCTACGCGCAGGTCGCGCTGGAGTATGCGCGGGATGTCGTTGCCGGGATCGAGCCGGCGTGCAAACTGCACAAGCAAGCGTGCCAGCGGCACCTGGATGACCTAGCCAGGGCCGACTCCGGCGAGTGGGACTATGTTTTCAATCCGGAGCTGATTGATAGCCGTGGCAAGAAGTACCTCCCGGCGGAACGCGTCTGCGCATTCAGTGAGCGCATGCCACACATCAAAAGCGACTGGGGTGCACGTGGTCAGCTCATCAAGCTGGAACGCTGGCAGGTGTTCGCCCTCGCCGTAGGATTTGGCTGGATCAAGCGGCTCACTGGCAAGCGCCGTTTCCGCAAGATAACGTTGCTAGTGCCGCGAAAAAACGCCAAGTCCACGCTGGCCGCCATCATCGGCCTGTACATGCTCGCGGCCGATGGTGAGTTTGGTGCAGAGGTTTACAGCGGCGCAACCAGCAAGGACCAAGCGTATGAGGTGTTTAGCCCGGCCCGGCTGATGGCCATTGCAACACCAGAGTTCCGAAGCTTTTACGGCGTGGTGCCCAACATCTCCAACCTGGCGATACAGGACACTAACAGCAAGTTCCAGCCAGTGATCGGTAACCCTGGGGATGGCGCATCACCCAGCTGCGCCATTGTGGATGAGTACCACGAGCACAAAACCGATGAGCTGTACGAGACGATGTACACCGGCATGGGGGCACGTTCCCAGCCCATCATCCTGGTGATCAGCACCGCCGGTGCCAACATCGGTGGCCCCTGTTACCAGCACCAGAAAAAGTTGGAAAAAGTCCTGCAAGGGTTAGAGGTCGATGAAGAGCACTTCGGCATCATCTTCGGCATCGACCCAGGTGACGAATGGGCAAGCGAAGAAGCGCTGCGTAAGGCCAACCCCAATTACAACATCTCAGTCAGCGCTGAGTTCCTGCTATCCGCCATGAAAGAGGCGTTGGCAGATCCACGCAAGCAGGCCACCTTTAAGACCAAGCACCTCAACATCTGGGTGGCCAGCGCATCGCCCTGGATCAATGTGGAGAACCTGCAGCGCTGCGGGGACAGCACCCTCAGCATCGAGTCGTTTGCTGGGGAGCAGTGCTACATCGGCAACGACCTGGCCAGCAAGAACGACATTGCCAGCACCGCCTTTGAGTTCGTCAAAGAGATCGATGGAGAAAAGCACTACTACGTTTTCAGCAAAAACTACGTACCCGAAGCGGCTGTGGAAAAGGCAGAAAACTCGCACTACCGAGGCTGGGTCGTCCAGGGGCACCTGGTGGCCACTGCCGGCAACATGATCAACCTGAGACAAATAGAGGAAGACACCGTCGAGGTCGCAGAGCAGGTGCAAGTGGCAGAGATCGCCATGGACGCCTGGGGTGCCCGTGAAATGGCGCCCAGCCTGCAAGAGCAAGGTTATACCGTGATCGACGTCCCCATGGCGGTCAAGTACCTGTCCGAGCCCATGAAAGACATTGCTGCGCTGATTGATGCTGGCCGCTTTCATCATGACGGCAACCCGGCATTTGAATGGATGATGAGCAACGTGGAAGTGAAGCCAGACCGTAACGAGAACATTTTCCCTCGCAAGCAAGGTGCAGAGAAAAAGATAGACGCAGCCCTGGCTGTCATCCTGGCACACAGCCGCGCCATGCTTGGTAATGAAGCTGAAGACCAAACCCCGGAGATCATCGGATTGTGAAAACTGAACCCTGGTACAACGAGGACCGCGTCGCTCATAAGGGCAGCACCATCCTCACCCAGTGGAAGGCAGAGCGCGAGGCCATCCGCGCGCTGGGGGAAAATGGCACCGAGATCGGCCTCACGCCAGAGCAGTTGTATGAGCGTTTGTCTGGTATGGATGGCAACACCCATGCTGGCCAGCACGTCACGGAAGAGATCGCCATGCGCGTCTCTGCGGTATACGGGTGCGTTGATCTCCTTGCGGGGGTGATCAGCAGCATGCCGGTCAACATCTTTGAGCGCAAAGGCGCCAATCGTGTGCCGGTCGATCATGACTACTGGTGGCTGCTTAACGAGCAAGCCAACCCAGAGATGACCGCCGCCGTGGTCACCAGCTGGCTCATCAGCTCAAAGTGCTTTAATGGTGACGGCTTTTTCGAGATCCTGCGTCCCACATTTTTGAGCAAGAAGGTCAGCGGCTTATTGCCGCACCACCCGGCTCGTGTGCAACCGTTCCGGGACATGAACACCAAGCGGCTTTACTACCGCATCACACCCCATGATGGTGGCCCGCAGTATGTGTTGGACCCGGCCGACATCATCCATCTGCCCAGCATGGGGTTCGATGGGCTGACCAGCCCGTCGCCCATCACCTGGTCAGCGCGCCAGAACATCGGCATTGCACTGGCTGCGGAAGAATACAGCGCCAAGTTTTTCCGCAACGGTGCCACCTCACAGATCGCGCTTAAGTCAGAAAAGAAGCTGGACAAAGAGCAAATCGATCTGCTGCGTAGCAGCTTCATGGCCAAGTATTCAGGCAGCGGCAACTACCACATGCCGCTGGTGTTGAGCGGTGGCCTCAGTGTTGAAACGCTCTCCATCAACCCGGAAGACGCGGCGTTGATCGCCACGCGTCAATTTTCGGTCGAAGAGATCTGCCGGGTGTTTCACATCCCGCCGCACATGATCGGCCACACCACCAACACCACCAGTTGGGGGACCGGCATCGAGCAGCTGTCGCTGGGGTTCGTCAAGTACGCCCTGCGCCCGATACTCAACGCGCTGCAGCAAGAGCTGAACCGCAAGCTGTGGCCAGTGGATGAACGCTATTTTGTACGCTACGACACCAGCGAGATCGAGCGCGGTGATCTCAAGTCGCAGTACGAAGCGCTGCGGATCGGGCTAGGCCGGGCAGGGGAAAAGCCCTGGTTCAGCCAGAACGACATTCGCCGCAAGATCGGTGAGCCGCCCATCGTGGGCGGCGATAACTATGACCCCGTTGCCGGCAAGCCCGCCGACAACAGAACGGAGCCTGCATGAGCCGCTTACTAAAACTCTTCGCCCTCAACGCGAAAAACAGCCACCGCAAATTCGAAGTAAAGGCCGAAGGTGATGAGGCCACCATCTACCTTTACGACAGCATCGTGTCAGACGATTTCATTGCTGAATGGTGGGGTGGTGTGTCGGCCACGAGTTTTGTGCTGCAGCTCAACCAGATCACCGCCCCGGTGATCCACCTGCGCATCAACTGTCCCGGTGGCGATGTGTTTGGTGCGCGGGTCATGGAGCAAGCCATCCGCCAGCACAAAGCCAAGGTCATCGCCCACATCGACGGTTATGCCGCCAGTGCCGCCAGCTTCTTGGCCATCGCCTGCGACGAAGTCAGGATCGCCAAGGGTGGCTTCGTCATGATCCACAAAGCGTGGTCCATCTCCCTGGGTAACGCGGACGACTTGCGGAAAGATGCCGACCTGCTCGACAAGATCGACGAATCCCTGGTCACCAGTTACGAAGAAGAGACCGGCCAACCACCAGAACAGATCCGCAGCTGGATGGCAGACGAAACCTGGTTCAGCGCAGACGACGCCCTGAAGTACGGTTTTGCTGACAGCATCGCTGAAACAAAAGCCAAGGCCAACTGGGATATGTCGGTCTACGACAAAGCTCCGCAGATCGCGAATGCGGAGGATACCCCACCTGCACCAACTGAAATCCAGCAAGAAAGCTTCATCGAACCAGATCACCGCGTCCGGCAGCAGCAGCGCATGAAAGTGCTGGCGCACACCAGTATCGGGTAGCGCCCTCGCGCACCGATTTCCAGCCCGCATACGCGGGTTTTTTTTCGTCCTAAGAAAGGAAATAACCATGAGCAAACTCGCTCAATTGCGCGAGCACCGCAACGCCAAGGCTCAAGAGGCGCAAGCGCTCAACAACAAGTACCCTGCCGACCAGCGCATGCCGGCGGCGGAAGCAGAAAAGCTGGACCAGGTCCTGGCAGAGATCGAAGCGATCGATGCTGAGATGGTGCAAGCCAATCGCGCTGCCCAGCTGCTGAATGCAGATGACGATCTGGACCTGGATGCTGCCCGTCACAAGGCAAGCCGTCCACCATCCGAACAGTCGGATGAGTCGAAAGCGTTGCGCGCTTACCTCACTGGCGGCATCAGCGCACTCACGCCTGAGCAGCATCACCGTATGCAAGCCCGTGTGAATAGCGACATCCGTGCCGCCATGCGTTTGCCCAGCAATGCCATGTCCACCACCACCCCTTCCGAAGGCGGTTACACCACCTCGACGGAATACTACCGCCAGCTCGAAGAGGCCATGAAAGCCTACGGTGGCATGCGCGAAGCAGCCAATACCATCCGCACGGCCACCGGCGCCAGCATGAATTTCCCTACCGCTGATGCCACATCGGAAGAAGGCGAGATCCTAGGCCAGAACGCCGCAGCGGCTTCGGGAGAAACCGCGTTCGGCAACGCCACCCTGGAAGTCTTCAAGTACAGCTCCAAGAAGATCGCGCTGCCGTTCGAGCTGGTCCAGGACAGCTTCCTCGACATTGAATCCTACATCCTCAACCTGCTGGGGATCCGTATCGGCCGAATCACCAATCGCCACTACACCACTGGCACAGGCACTGGCCAACCGTTCGGTATCGTGCCCACAGCAGCCCTGGGCAAGGCAGGCACCACGGGGCAGGTGGCCACCATCACCTATGACGATCTGGTTGATCTGGAACACGCTGTGGACCCAGCCTATCGCGGCATGCCGGGTGTGGGCTTCATGATGCACGATTCCTCGCTCAAGGTTCTGCGCAAGCTGAAAGACAGCCAAGGCCGTCCGATCTTCGTGCCTGGCTATGAGCAAGGCAATCCAGGTGGTGCACCAGATCGCCTGCTCAATCGCCCCATCATCATCAACCAGAACATGCCAGTTATGGCCGCCTCTGCCAAGTCGGTGCTGTTCGGTGATTTCAAAAAGTACACCATCCGTGACGTGATGGACTTGACGCTGTTCCGCATGACCGACAGCGCCTTCACGCTGCTGGGGCAAGTGGGCTTCGTGGCCTTCATGCGCAGCGGTGGCAACCTCATCGATGCCGGGGGCGCGGTCAAGTATTACCAGAACTCCGCCACCTAAGCAGCACTGCAGCAATCCCAGCCCGGCTAGCCGGGCTGGTTTATTTCCCGTCAGGAGAACAACATGTCAGCAAAAAAAAACGCAACAAAGATCAAAGCGCGCATCCTCACGCAGGTCTATATCGAGGGTCAGCCCATCCGCGCCAATGCCGTGGTGGAAGGCACCAAGCAGCAAATCGCAGCGCTGGTTGACCAAGGGGCTGCCGATACCAACGGCGCTGCCGTCGCGTATGCTCTGAATGCCAATGGCAATGTCGTCACCCAGCTGCCCTCCGTTGTTGAAGAGGCCTATGACGATAACGAAGCAGAAAAAGCCGAAGCGGCTAAGCAGGCCGCCTTGGAAAAATCCACCGCCCTCGCCAATGCCGAAGCCGCTGTGCAAGCAGCCGAAGCCCAAGTGCTGGCCGCCCCCACACCGGAAGAAAAGGCCGCCGCCGAAACAGCGCTGGAATCCGCCCAAGCTGCACTGCAGGCCTTGAAGTAACCCATGGGCTTGAGTGTCATCAGCGCTCCGGAGCAAGAGCCGATCACCCTGGCCCTAGCCAAGCTGGAAGCCGGGGTCGATGCCGACATCACGGCCTTCGATAGCCTGTTCCAGAGCTACTGGATCCCGACGGCCCGTGAGCAGGCAGAGCACCGCACCGGCCGCGCCCTGGTGACGCAAACGCTGCGCCACACGCGTGACTGTTTTCCCGGTTGCGCGGTGCGCCTGCCACGGCCTGCACTGCAGTCTGTGGAGCACGTTAAGTACATCGACCCCAACGGGGCGCTGCAAACACTGGACCCATCGCGCTATCAGGTCGTCACCGATGAGCTGCTTGGCTGGGTGTTGCCCGCCTATGGTGAAGCTTGGCCCAGTGTGCGGGCGCAACCCGGTGCTGTGCAGATCCAGTATGTGGCAGGCTACGGCACGCCCGAGCAAGTGCCAGTCAGCATCAAGCACTGGATGTTGATGGCGGTCGCTACCTGGTTTAAGCAGCACGAGGCAGTGGTCACAGGCACCATCGTTGCCGAGCTGCCGCGTGACTTTTTCGCGGCACTGCTGGATCCACACTCGGTGGAGTGGCTGTAATGAGCGGGCCCGGCGCTGGGGTGTTCGACCAGGTGATCCGCATCGATGCGCAGGTGCACGGTAAGGGCGCCCACGGTGGCAAAACCACCACCTGGCAACCGGTCTATCAAAACGTGCTGGCCCGCCGGATGAACCTCTCCGGCAACGAGCGCAGCCTGACCAGTGCCGGCGGGCAGGTGGCTGTTGCGCGGGTGGAGTTCACCATCCGCTACCGTGCCGACATCGACGAAAGCATGCGCGTGGTGCACAAAGGCAAGCACTACGCCATCCGTCATGTGAACAACTGGAACGAGGAAGGCATCAACCTCATCCTCACCTGTGACACCGACAGCACGGACGGGCGCTGATGACCACCAAAGTAGAAGGCCTGACCAGCTTGCAAAAGGCGTTTGAGCAGGTCAAGGAAGACATGACGCTGTCGCTCTCCCGCCGTATGGCGGCCAGTGGTGCCAACCAGATCAAGCGCCGCGCCGTGGCCAATGCCGAAAAGTTGGGGCTGCGTAAGTCCGGGGCGCTCATCAGCAACATCGCCATCAAGCGCGAGCGCACGCCTGAGGGTGTGGCCCAGTACAACGTCGGCGTGCGTCATGGCCGGGAGCTGGGACGCAAGTACCGGCAGCTGGAGGTAGGCAAAAGCGGGCGGGTCCGCACCACTTATAAAAATAACCCGTTCTACTGGTCCTACCTGGAGTTCGGTCGCAACATCGTGGCCCGCGCAAGCGGGGTCAAGGGCACGGGCAGCACCACCTACACGCAGTTTTTGCGCAATGGCCGCATTGCTACGCGCACCAAAAAATATGGCCTGGATGGTCTGGTCAACCGCCGCCGCCAGGCCACCGGCAGGGTAGAGGCCACCCCGTTCCTGCAGCCCGCCCTGGATAACCAGGATGAAGTGATCGCGGAAATGGTCAAGCCGCTCAACCGCTACCTGAAGCGCAACAAGCTATGAACATACGCGAACTGCTGCTGCAAACCCTCACCCCGGTGCTGGACAACACCTGGGCGGTAGAGCTGCCAGACAACCCTACGTTCCCTGCCATCGTCTACGACGTGCGCACCGAACCGGAAGGCTGGGCCTGCGCTGGCCAGGTGGCTTATGAGCAGCACACCGTGGCCATCGTCATCATCGCCGAAACGGTAGAAGAGATCGACCCGCTGCACCGAGCTGCCACCGCTGCCCTCATGGCGCTGCCGGAGTACCTGGCCGATGGCGAGCATGGTGACGCCGCCTTCGAAGAGGCCCCGCAGCTGTTCGGCTATTTCAGCAACCACGTCATACGTCTGCGCAACATCTAGCCTGGAGATCGTCATGCAAGCCAAACAAGCCAAGCAACCAAAGATCAACGCTGCCACCACAGCAGCCCCATCACCGCCCGGCGCCGCTGTTCAAGGTGCGGCCCCTGACGCCCCCTCGGTGGCGCCGGTCACCGGTGATCATGGCAAGGTTAAAGACCCGCACTGGGGGCAGGGCGGCTCTTACGTAGTAGACCCAAGCACTGGCCAGCGCGTGCGCCGCCCAGATTAACCGCCCTGCAACCACCACAGCCCGCCCATGCGGGCTTTTTTAATGCCCAGAGGAACTCACCATGAAGAAAATGCGCAACGTTTTGATGCTGGCCAAGATCCAGCCCACCGCAGGCACCGACCCAGTGCCCGCCGCCGCAACCAATGCCATCCTGTGCAAGGTCAGCAACCCCAAGCCACTGATGGCGGAGTTCGTCCAGCGCAACCTGGACCGCCCCTATTTCGGTAACAAGGGCAGCGTGCTGGCCGCCCAGCATGCGGAGTTCGATATCGAGGTGGAGCTGCAAGGCAGTGGCGCTCCCGGTGCCGCACCGGCCTGGGGGGTGCTGCTGCGTGCCTGCGCCGCCGCCGAAACCATCACGGCCGATACCTCGGTCAAATACAACCGCATCACCAACATCCTCGAAGCGGTGGCGCTCTACTGGTTCCTGGACGGCATCCGTTTCATCGCCCTGGGCTGCCGTGGCAACCCCAGCTTCACCGTCAACGCCAAGGGCATCCCCATCATCAGCTTCAAAATGATCGGCCTGTACGGCACGCCCACCGACCAGACCATGCCGACCGACGCCGATTTCAGTGGCTTCAAGCAAGCGCTGGCGGTCAACAAGCAGAACACCCCCAGCTTCAATCTGCACGGCTACGCCGCCTGCCTGGAATCGCTCTCCATCGATTTTGGCAACGATGTGCAGTACCGCAACCTGGTCAACTGCGAAAGCGTGGAGGTCGTCGATAGCCTCATGACCGGCTCGGCGGTCATTGAGCTGCCCAGCATCGCCACCAAGAATTATTTCGCGCAGATCAGCACCGAAGTGCTGGGCCCGCTGACCCTGGTGCACGGCACCCAAGCGGGCTACATCGTCACCCTCACCGCGCCCAAGGTCAAGATCAAGGACATCAGCATGAGCGAGTCCCAAGGCATCGCCATGGCCAACCTCACGCTGGATTTCGAGCCGGACGAAGGCAACGACGAACTGGAGCTACTGCTCACCTAAGCCCGTGCAGTACGCCCATCCGGGCAATAGCCGCCTACCCAAACAGGTAAGCACACTTTAATCGCAGACGTCTGCACAACGCCGTCTACACACACAAGCCCGCCCAGGTGTTCTGGTGCGGGCTTTTTCACGACCAGCAGTTAAACCATCAGGGGAACAACCATGGCTTTCAGGCTCACGCAAAAACCAACCTACCAGGCACCCGTAGAAGTGTGGATGCCCAACAACAAAGGCGGCTTCACGGTGGAGAAATTCACCGCTGTTTTCCGTCAGTGCGTCATGACGCATGTGGATGAGAACGACACCCGGCCGCTCATTGATGAGTTGAGGAATCTGCCCCAGGCCGAGGTCATGCGCCAGGTGTTGACCAACGTCATCGACCTGCTGGACGACGACGACGCGCAAGTGCAGTTCAACGAGGCAACGCTTAATGCGCTGCTGGCCATCCCGCAAGCGCTGCATGGCCTGTCGGAGTCGTTCTGGAGTTCCATCTTCAGGGCCCCGGAAAAAAACTCGAACTAGCTGCCCGCTACTGGGCTGGTGAGCAACCAGCCCAGGGCATCGAGGTGGACAGCAACGTGATCGACGGCCTCATCGAGGCCGGCGCTCCGGAGCAGGTGATCGCGGCAGCTCGATCAAGCATGACCCCACCAGAAACCCATTGTGAGGTTTGGCCAGACAACTGGCCCACCCTCACATTTTTTTTGAGCCTCAACACCCAATGGCAGCGCGTGATTGGGTTGGGCGGCCAGGCCTGGCTGGGCATCCCCAGCACGGCCATCGAAAGCGAGATGTGTATGCAAGGCATAGCAAGGAAGCGGCGCCCAGCGCTGCTGGCCTCCATCCGTCTCATGGAACACGCCGCGCTCGCAGTACTGAATAAAGTGAAGGAGTAAGCCATGGCCGCACTGGGATCGCTCGTTGTCAAGCTCGCGCTGGAATATGCGGAGTACACCAAAGGGCTTGATAAAAACTCGCAAGAAGCGCTCAAGTTCGCCAAGAACCAACAGCGCATCTTTGACGATTTCAGCAAGTCCGTCAGCAGCTCTTTCGTTGGCATGGCACGGAGTGCGGTGCCTGCCATCGCCGCCCTCACCAGTGTTGGTGCCACCGTTACTGCGCTCAATTCCTCGATAAACCGCCTCGCTACCCTTGATGATCTTGCCCAGTCAGCAGGTGGCGCAGTAGGTGAGTTGTCCCAATTGCAAGCAATTGCCCGGCAATTCAATCAAGACTTTGGTGAAGTTAGTAAGTCTGTCATTTTCCTTGCAAAAAACCTTGGCGATACCGGTGAGGCTGGAGACAAGACACGCGCAGCTCTTGCCGCACTGGGGCTTACTCAAGACGATCTCGCAGACAAAAAACCTGCTGAGATCTATATCGCAATTGCAAAGGCTCTTCAGAATTATCAGGACGATGCCACGAAAACAAAAGTCGTGGTGGACCTGCTTGGTAAGTCTGGTGCCTCTCTGCTGCCGTTCCTAAATGATGTTGCTGATGTCATCGATAAAACAGGCAAGCGCACAGAAGAGGCAACGAAGCGCGCCTCTGAATTTCAGGACACGCTGGGCAAGTTAACTGTGTCGTCCGACCAGTTTTTTGATTCCGCCACCGACAAGCTGCTGCCAGCATTGATCGGCATTGCCAAGCTGTTAAGCGCCACCTTTGACGGAACAATAGTGCAAGGGCTGACAGGCAACATTGCTGGCCAGAAGGCGGATAGTTTTGTCGGCGCATTGTTCGGACAAACCAAAGCGCTGGAGGTCTACGCCGTTGCCAGCGGTAAAGGTGCATCTGGCAGCTGGGGCTTTGCTGAAGCCAGCAAGGCAGCAGCAGGCGCAACAGAAACCGGCACGAAGAAAACCCTCGACTACTCGGCCAGCTTCGATGAGCTGACCAAGTCGCTCAAGGGCGCCTCGGGCCAAACGGCGGAATACGAAGCGGCCAAAGCGGCCATCACCGCCGCTGCCACAAAAGAAGGGCGTTCGGCTGCAGAGCTGAGCACCGCGCTCGCAGCCCTTGAAGACAAGTATTTCGGCACCGGCAAGGCGGCGTCTACCGCCGCCAAGCAGTTTGAATCCTCTTACCAGTCCCTGGTTAAATCCTCCACCGACCACATCCGGCAGGTGACGCAAGAGCGGGAGGCAGGCGCGGCACTGTCGCAAGAGCAAAAGCAGGCCAGCGAGATCCGCCAGTTCCTCGCGGAGAACACCCGCAGCCTCACGGGCACGCAGCGCGCCTACCTGGACATGCTGATCCAGTCGCTGGAATCCATCGATGCGGTGAACAAAGCAGAAACGCTGCGGCAGGAGCAGATCGCCCGCCACGTGGAGATCCAGATCGAGCAGTTGGAACAAACCCGTGCGCAGACCGAAGCGCTGCACACCCTGCGCGAAGCCTCGGCTGCCCTGGTAGAAACCGAGAACGAGCGCCTGGCGGAATCGCAGCGCCAGCTGGATATCCTGCTGCTAGGCCGCGACCGTGTGGAGCAGCTGGAAGTGGCGCGCTTGCGTGAGATCGCTTCGGTGTATGAGCAGAACCTGGCCTATGCAGAGCAGAACAATGTCGCGCAGGAAAACATCGACTACATCCGCAGCCAGGCAGAGGCCTACCGCACGCTAGCCGATGCCCGCGAGCGCACCTATACCAACGAGGTCAACACCGCCACCATCGAGGCGGCCAAGCAAAAGGCCGCAGACCTCGCCATCGGCATCGAAGAAAAGTTCGATGAAACCGTGCGCGGCATCGACGAAACCTTCCGCGAGACCTTTGCCCGCCTGGTCACCCGCACAGACAACGATTGGAAAGCCCTGGCCAAGAGCATGCTGGTCACGTTCAAAACCACGGTAGCAGACCAGATCTATCGAATGTTCTTGCAGCCGTTTGTGGTCAAGATCCTGGCCAGCATCATCGGTGCCACTGGCGTGGGGGGCACAGCCAACGCGGTGACCAACAGCCTGGTGGCCCAGGGCACGCCCGGCGGGTTGGGTGATTTCACGCAGCTGTTCAGCAAACTGAATAGTGACTACATCGGCAGCATCAGCAAACTGGGTGCAGTGATTGCCAATGGCCAGGGGGGCTTGCGCGACACGATTGGCGGCTTTCTTGGTCAGCATTCCTTGGCCATCGGCAAAGCGCTGCCGTATGCCGGTGCGGTGTATGACTTGCTGAATGGTGACCTCAAGGGCGCAGCCTTCCAAGCTGCAGGGGCATTTGTCGGCAACCTGATCTTGCCTGGCATCGGCGGCGCTATTGGTGCCAGCCTTGGGAGCTTGGTGGGTGGCTTGTTTGGCAAAGACGAAGCACCACTGGTTGGTAGTGAAGCCTTCGGTCGATACTCGGGCGGCCAGTTCAACACCACATTCACAGGCAAACAGAAAGGCGCTGATAAAGACCTGGGTGCCGGTGCCGCCTTGGCTCAAGTCAATCAGCAGTTCTCGCAAACCTTCGGTTCACTGTTGGACAGCTTCGACAAGAACGCAGACTTTTATGTCTCCAGCCTGTTCCGTACCCGCACCAAAACCTTCGGGGCCTTCTTCGCTGGTCAATCTCAGGCAGAGATGGAAAAGCTGTTTGCAGGGGATTACAAGGGCGATAAGGCCTTTGAGAACTATGCCAATGACGTGCTCTCCCAAGGCATCGTCAACGCCATTGCAAAGTCAGAGTTGCCGGCAGAAGTAAAGTCGATCTTTGATTCGCTGCTGGATGGTGTAAGCAAGGAAGCAAGAGCAGACACCATCTCCCGTGCAGTCAACGCGGTTGCACAGTTGAACGCGGCTGCCGACGAATTGGACGAACGCTTTGGCCTCTCGGCCACCGAGGCACTCAAGCTCGCCGATGGCCAGGAGAACGTCATCGGTTTTATTGAGCGGTTAGGGAGTGCCGCCGCTGCATTCACCACGGCAGGTGAGCAGATCGTGGCCAGCCGTGAACGGCTATTCAAGGCTTTTGAGCAGGTGGCCGGGCCCGACATCGCCCAGTCACTGGATGATTTCGATGCCCAGCTCCGTGCCATCGATGTCACCACCAAAGAGGGACGCAAAACCTTCGCCTCCCTGTTGGAACTGCGCCCGCAGTTTGCTGAGTTTGCGCTCAACATCAAAGCCATGCGCGCATCCATCAGCGAGTCGCTGTATGGCCTGCTCTCAGTGAATGAGCAACGTGCCTATGCGCAGGACCAGCTGGATCAGCTGGCCATCGCCATGGGCGTTGAAACCCCCGAAAGCCTGGATGACCTGATCCGCATCGGCCGCGAACTGGAGCAGGCCCTGGGCAGCATAGACGGCGCCAGCGCCGCGCAGCTGGATCTTGCCTCCGGGTTCCCGGCACTCATTGCCGCCTTCCAGCGCACCCGTGATTCTGTCGATGGTGTGGTCAACAGCCTGGATAACCTCGACGCCAGCCGCTTTGCCAACCGGGCGGATTTCGAGTTTTACCAAAAAGTCAGCCAGCGCTACGGCACCGTGCGCGCAGAACAAGCGCTGTCCGCCAGCAACCTGGCACTGGGCCGCGTGCCTGGCTTTGCAGCAGGTGGCCGGCACACGGGCGGCCTGCGCCTTGTCGGCGAAAACGGTCCGGAACTGGAAGTCACTGGCCCCAGCACCATCATCCCCAACCCGCCCAGCATGGCCCTCATGCGCCGCCTGAGCGACCCAGACCAAAACGAGAACGCACTACTGGGCGAACTGCGCGCCATGCGGCAAGAGCTGCGCACCATGAATCAACGCATGGAGCGCATCGAGACCAATCAGCGTGTGGCTGATGTGGCCAAGGTCACCCGGCTCAATGACATCAAGAACAGCAACGAAGACATCTACATCAACGGCATCAAAATGAGGGATCAATAATGGCGATCACGATCTACCCAGCCACGGAGGCCACCGTCCCCTCGACCGAGGAAGACAAGCAGCTCGGCAAAATCACAGACGAAGACTACAACAAGCCGATGCGGATAGATGCCGCGAGCTATGCCACCGACTACATCATGCAACTGGGCGAATCGCAAGAAGCGTATCTAATGACTCCCGCCCAGGTGCGCCTTTCTGTTTTGGAGCACACCCCACAGACAGTGGCGGCCGCAATGGGGACGTGGAAAGACACCACGACTGGCTTGGGTAAAACGGAAAACGGGCAGATGTTCCTGGTGCCAACGGCGGATCCTGACAAATTCAGTCTCTTTGAGCGTATCGATGCAGCAACCGCAACGCTGCGTAACTTGCTTGCCGTTGCGGATGCCCTCCGCTACAAGTACACCAAGAAGATTGCCAACCTCACAGACTATGTCTGGAGTATCCGTGGAGCAGGTGGAAGGGTCTATGCCTCACTGCGAAATGGTAAGGGCTTTCGGTTTGCCGGGCCTTTTAGAATACTTGGCAGTTTTTTTGCGGAAGCGATTGAGACCGATTCCCTAACAACTGCACAGTTCTATCTAAGCGACTTACTCTTTAAGCGCGCAGCGGACGTGCTGCTAAGGTTCCGCAGTTCGGGTGGTGCTTCCGTGTTCACCCTGAAAAATGACGGGCATCTGCTAACCAACAAAGTGACAGCCACCACTGGGCGGTTCCGCACATTGGAGGTGAACGGCCTGCCATTTGCGTTGGCAGGCGTTTACCTGACGCCTACCAAGAATATCTATGGTTTTGGGGATTCGATGCTGACGGACTATGCCGGCCAGTCCGGATTGCTCACCGCCTTGCAAGCGCTTTATGGCACCACCCGCACTATTTACAAGAATGGTATCGGCGGGCAAATCTCAGATCAGATCGTTGCCCGCCTTGGGGGTACTCGTTCCCTGGTGACATTAACTGGTAATCAGATCCCGGAATCCGGTGCGGTGGATCTGACAAGCACCAGTATTGAGCTGATCACAGCAGGCAGCTTGGGTAGCGTGTCGTTTACCGGGTCTATCAATGGCATCCACGGCACACTGACCTACGTACCGGGCCCGCCAAGCAAATTCACGTTCACCCGCACCACTCCCGGTGCCGCGCAGTTTGTGCCTCCACAGACGCCTTTCTTGCTGGATGACTTCGGCCAAGGGTTCGGGACACTGCTACTACGGATGGGGCGTAACGATATCGGTGACATCCTTTCAGGGTCTACCAGCGAAGAGATAGCGGCCATCAAGGGCCGTATCCTGAAGCGTTATGCAGAAGCTGTGGCTTATCAAAAGCCGGTTAAAAAGCAATACATCACATTCGGTATCGCACTCACTGCGAACGAGGGCATGAGTGCTACAGGCACCAATGCCCTACGTCGCAGCGCAATCCTTGAGGTCAACGCGGAAATAAAAGCCGCATATCAGGATAGTTTCTACGACCCCAACGTGTATCTGGCCAGCCTGGCAGATACAGGCAGCACGGAGGATATGGCGGATGTTGCCGATGGCCGTATTCCCACACGCTTCTACAGAGTGGGTGAATCCGGCCTGGATCCATTCCACTTTACCCCAGAGGTTTTCGCAATTGAAGCCCTGGAAATCAAACGCATCATGGACAGCCTTGGCTATTAGGAGACCAGCATTATGACAACCGGCGCAATTGAACTGATCACGGAAGGGGCGGCAAATCACGCCATGGCGGACTGGGGGGCTGCTGTTGTGCGCGGGCTCGTCGATGTGCGCTTTCCGCGCGTGGGTAGCTTTGAGACCCTGCGTAACTGGGAGGATTCCGATCAAGAAGGCAGCATCGTCGGCAGCCCCATCTACTCGGAGGGTTACGCTGAGTTTGATTCGGGCTCAGCATATCTCCAAACCGCTACGCCAAGCTCGATCAACCTGACCATCATTTCGGTGCTGAAGTTGCCAGTTGTCCCAACTGACACCACCAACTCAGGGGTCGTTGCAGGCAATCTGTTAAACGGCATATCGGGCTTTATCTTTTATGTCGGCCTGACCGGTGGCCAGGTGGCGCTGTTGGCGCGCCGGGTTGGGAGCAATGCCGGGGTCCCAGTTAATGGCAGCATTGCCAGCCTGTTGTTCAGTGGCGCTGACCCACTCGTTGAGCGCTGTGTGTGCCTGAAGATGCGTCAGGTGGGTGTTAATTATGGTGTGCAGGTGCGAGACCTGACGCGTGGAGTGAACGGCACTGAAGTGCTGACAGCCAACCCCCCAGTGCTCGGCGGTAATATTGCCATTGGGTCATCGGCAACGATTACCGGATCCAGCCATCATCTGTGCGACGTGATCCACAACGTCGAGTTGACTGATGATGAGATCAACAAGCAATACCTGCAGCTGCAAGAGTATTACGCTGCACTCCCTGTGCCGATCCTGATCTGAGTATGTCCACCTTCTCTGCAAGCTTTGGGGAGTCGTTTTCCAGCGTTGCGCTGCCATCGACAGCCATGGCAGTGCGGCAGCGGGGCATGCTACTTATTGAGCCCATGCCCATAGATGAGACCAATCTGCTCTACAGCAACATCCCCGAGAACGATGCCGTCGCATGGATACCCGGCGCCTATGGGCTAGGTGAAGCAGTGGTGGATTCGCACACGGTGTACCGCAGCCTGCAGACTAACAACACCAACATCGTCACCAACAAAGAAGCCTGGCAGGTGGTGGGTAGAACCAACCGCTACAAGATGTTTGATCGGGAGCTGTTCAGCCAGTCAGTGAAAGATGGACCTATTGCAGTGGTGATCCTAGCGGACCGCATCTGCGACAGCCTGGTGATCACTGGGGCTACCGCCTCGGGCATTGAGGTCTCGGTGTACAACCGTGCTGGCGTCAAGGTTGGCTATGTTAAAGCGTTGATGTCGGTGCGCAGCGGCCCTGGTTCGTTTCACCGCTGGTTCTTCGGGCGGAATGCGACCAATCGTGAACTGCACATCCCTGGCCTGCAGATATTCCCCGGCTATCGCGTTGAAGTGGTCGTGAGCGGTGGGCGGGTGCAGGTGAGCAGTTTGTTCATTGGCCGCAGCATCGAGCTGGGGGATATCAAGTTTGGATTCGGTGCACGCCTGAGGTCGTACTCGGCGCAGGTGGAAGACGAATTCGGCAACGTGACCATCACGCCGCGTCCTGCCTCCCGCTCGCAAAATTACATTCTGCAGCTACCGCGTAAACGATTCGACGAAGTGCATCGGCTCTTTCAGGAATACGAGTCTCAATTCGCTATTTGGGTGGGGCCGGCTGATCTCACCACGACCATCGTCGCCGGAATATACGAGGATTTTGAGCTGGTGATGGAGTATCCACAGCTTGCTGTTTGTTCGCTAAAGTTAAAAGGGACCACAGGATGATTTCACCCAAACCACGCACCCCGCTGCAAACCGATCCGGATCCAGTCTTCGACGCGGGGATGTCTGCCCTGGTCGAATGGATGGGCCTTGCGGCTGCAGAGTTCAACCAAGCCATTAAGACCTTGGCCAATGTAGCGACCAACTCCCATTCTGGCAGCACGGTGACCATAGGCACAGGCATCAAGCTGCTCACCATAGATCCAGGGCTGGCCTGGTTGCCTGGCATGTCCATCGGCATCACCTCGCAAGAGCAGCCCACCGATGGCATGTTCGGCATTGTCAAAGCCTATGACCTCAGCACCGGGCTCACTGAAGTGCAGGTCACTGATGTGGTCGGGGAGGGGGAGGTGTACAGCAGTTGGTGGGTGTTTCTCTCACTGAACGAATCGCTGAGCATTGTCACACCGCCGCAGTTCGACCGAAGCGTGAGCGAGGCAACCACCGAATTCGTCGGTCGGGCAATGGGTGGCTATAACAGCCTGATCGAAACATCCGCCTCTCGCACAGTCACCGCCGCAGAGTTAGGCTCGTTTGTGTTGATCAGCAACGCAGCTGCAGCAGACCTGACCATCACCATCCCGGAAGGGGCCGTCACGGGCGGGCTCAAGTTTCACAACGCAAGCAACTTTGTAGCGAGCGTTGCACCTGCTGCAGGCACCATGCTTAACGCACGCAGTGCGATCACAACGTTTGATCTCCTGCCAGGCAAAACACTAGAGTTGATCGCCAAGGCTGGCATCTGGAGTCTGCTGGCAGGCACTGCTTTGGCAGCCCCTTTGCCATCCCCACTATTAGCCACTGGGGACATGCTCGGCCCCATTGAGATCGTCAACGGTTCGCTGGTCACCGTACCACATTCCCTGGGGCAATTACCTAAAACCTTGCAGGGCAAGCTGGTTTGCCTTGCAGATGACCAGGGCGTTACCGCCGGCGAAGAGCAGCTACATCCACTAGCAGAGAGGGGCACCAATGGTGGAATCAGTGTGCGCATCACCTCAGCCGAACTGCTGGTTAAATTTGGCAACGCTGGCCAAGTGATTCTCCGGCCGGATGGTGTTAGCGCAGGCATCGACGAATCCAAGTGGCAGCTTTACATCTGGGTGGCCGCATGATGCACCAAACCGACAACCTGATCGTTGCGCTGTTTGGTCTGGCCACTACGTTCGTGGGTGTGCTGTTCGACGTGCCGGCGCCCACCTTGTTTGCGGCCTGCGCCGGCAGCTGTTTTGGTGTGGCCATTGGTGACCAGGTGGGGCGCATCAAGGGCGCAGCGCTGATTCTGGCCGGCACCATCATTGCCGGGTATTTCGTGCCGGTGTTGCTCGATAAGCTACTGCCAGGTGCGAACGAAAAAGCGCTCGCCTTTGCGCTGGCCCTGGTGGTGATCTGGCAGCGCGGCTTGATACTGACCGAGGTGCCCAAACTGGTTAAGCAGGGGTTCGATGCCGCTGGCCGCGCCATCACCCGCTGGGGAGGTGGCGATGCCTGATCTGACAGTGCTCCAATCTTTGACCTTGATCGCAGCGCTGTATGTGCTGCTGGAATCCCTCGATGCCATTTGCCACATGCCCAAAGGCTGGGTGCGCTGCTTCTGCAGCAAGGTCAAATACACCCTGGCGTTGATCTGTGGTTTGGGTGCGATCTACTGCACCTTATCTGGCACGCTAGGCCGTGATCTGCAGTACCTGGTGGCATGCAACATTGCCGCGCTGGCCTGGTTTGTGTGGCCGCGCATGGTGTTTCGCCTTAATCGATTTTTTCGCACAGAAGGGAGCTGCACAGAATGAGCCCGATGACCGTGGTACTGCAACGCAATGAGGGGTTCACGGCGGGCTACACCGCTGGGCGTTTGATGCTGGATGGCCAGCTCATCTGTTACACGCTGGAAGATGAGTGCCGCGAGGTGGCTGGCCAGCCTGTTGAAACCTGGAAGGTGAAGGGGGCCACGTGCATTCCACGTGGGCGCTATCGTGTGGTGCTGACCAAAAGCCCGCGCTTTGGCCGCGTGCTGCCTGAGCTGCTGCTTGTGCCCGGCTTTACAGCCATCCGGATCCACTCCGGCAACACGGCCGCTCACACCGAGGGCTGCCCACTGGTGGGTATGGAGGATGGCAACCCCAACGACGGCTGGCTAGGCCGCAGCCGCGAAGCGGAGGGCCAGGTGGTGGCGCTGTTTAAGGAGGCCATCCACACCGGGCGTGAAGTGTGGATCGAGGTGAGAGGGGGTGGCCGATGATCAGCATCGTTAAAGCCTTCCTGGGCAAATACCAGTTGCCCATGCTGCTGATCATGGCCGGCCTGGTGCTGGCCTACATCGGCACACTCAAGTTGCAGGTTGGCATGGCCAGAGGCGATCTCATGCACGTGCAGGGCGAGCTGGCCGGTGAGCAGGCGCGCGTTGCGCAGCTGCAGCAAGAGCTCGGTGAATGGTCTGGTGCATACACCACACTGGCAAAGCTGACGCAGGAGCAGTCTGCCGGTATCGAACAACTCAAGCAGGCATCAGAGGCCGCAAAAATACGCAGCCTGGCAGCGATTAAAAATGCAGAGGTAATAGCGGAGGCAAGGGCCGGGGCAATTATCGCCGCCACGGCCCGCGCTGCAAGCCCTGACCTGACGTGCGATCAGGCAGTAGACGCCGCCAAGGCGGAACTGATGGGGAGCATGCTATGAGGCGGATCGTTTTGTTGATAGCAACACTATGTTCGGTTGCCTGTGCTGGCCAGCCAGCAACGCCTGGCAAAGCGCCTATCGTGCAGCGTGTGGAGATCCCGGTGCCGGTCAGCTGCATCGATCAGATCCCAGCGCGGCCTCAATTGATCACAGATGCAGAGCTGATGGAACTGCAGCCCGGCCAGTTTGTGACCGCGCTGCATGTGGATCGCTTAAAGCGGGACGGCTACCAGGCGAATCTGGAAGCCTTATTGGAGGGCTGTTTATAATCTGATTGCTTCTAAGCATCAAGTATCAAGCATCTAGCGTAGCCAACTCGGAGTGCCCAGGCTTTGTACTGCGAGAATTCAGGATTATTTATTGGCATCTAGCGAATTCTCTTTCCTCAACATACCTCTAGATTTTGGCTTTGGCCCTATACGCTTCGAGTAGACTAGTCAATTTGGCGTGCACTTCTAAGTTGATTGCTCTATTTCTAAGTAATTCTAAAAGCTGAGAATTAAAATCCCTTGAAAAATCGTCGGTGAACATTGTAATGAATTCTAATTGTCTACTAAGAATTTCGTTTTCTGAATTTGTGGCTGCCAAGCGGTCTAGCTGTAATTTTTTGTGAGCATCCTCGCTCTTCAAATTATCTATATCGATTTGATATTTATTGTTCAAAGAATTATTTTCTTGAGTAAGTTGCACAATGTGATTGTTAGCTTTATTTAGCAGTCCATCCTTTGATAATAAATTTTCTTCAAGTACTGAATTGTTCGAATGTAATGATTTTATTTGGCTATTATTTTCTTCAATAGTGGCTTTTAATTTTCTGATATTACGCTCATATATATCAAAAATTTCAGACTGGCTTTCGCTCTGCTTTAGAAGCTCAGATTTAACTTTGACATATGTATCTTCTGCCATCAGTCTTTTTTCTTCAATCGCCAGCCCCGAATTGTTCAGCTCAACTTTTTTCTTGTACCAATACTTGAATATAATTTTAGAAGGGTAGGGGTAGGCAAAAATGATAGCCAACGCATAAAGCATAGGAAGCAGAAATAGATACCATGCGGAGCTTGTCCATCCACTTGGGTACAGTTTAGGCACCTCTTCAATTTTTTGTAGAGCACCCAGATCGAATGAAGTTAGAATTAAAACTAGCTTATAGTTCACAACACACCAAGAACCAAGAAATACGCCAAAAAGCGGACTTGTAACTCGATCTTCAAGCGCTACTTTTATTGATGTAATTGCATCTTTCACCATGCTCAAGTCCCCTGATTGATATATTTGTTGTTTGTTATTAGGAACAGATAATAATCTCTGGCCAATTGGTTGTGTATCCGGCACTTAAGTTATTCTGCCTCATCGCCCAGGGTCTGCGATACCCCTGCGACGCCACCCGTAACGTGTGCTTCCCCATCTTTCTGTTCACCTGGTCCAGCGCGGCCATCAGTTTGGCTGATTTACTGCCCCCGTCCTGAAACCCAAACAGATCCGTCTGCTGTCCACCTGCCGGCATGATCTCCCCCAGCATCACCCCTGATTTGTGGTATCGATAGCCTGGCTTGTAGATCTGCCTTGCGGCCCACATGGCCACGCGCACCAGTTGCAGCGTGTCATCCGTAGGGGCGGGCAGGGCCACTGTCTTGTGAGCGCTGTAGCGCGGGTCATCGTTGAACGGGTTAGTGCGCATGAACACCGTGATGGTAGCCGCGTGGCTCTTTTGTTTACGCAGTTTTTCGGCCGCCCGCGAGGCGTAGAGGCTGAGTGACTGGCAGATGCTGTCCAGGTCGGTGACCTTCTGCCCGAATGACCGCGACACCACGATCTGCTGCTTATTAGGGGCGATCAGTTCCAGCTCGATGCACGCCTGGCCATTCAGCTCGCGGACGGTTTTCTCAACCACCACGCTGAACTGCTGCCGGATGTATTCCGGGGTCTGGCAGCGCAGATCCTGCACGGAGTGAATGCCGATGTGGTTGAGGCGCGGGGCCAGGCGCGGGCCTATGCCCCACACTTCGCCCACCTCGATGCTGGCCAGCAGGGCGCCCAGCTCACTTGATGACAGCTGGTTGAGATCGCAGACGCCTGCATATTCCGGACGCTTCTTGGCCACATGGTTGGCCAGCTTGGCCAAGGTCTTGGTCGGGCCGATGCCAACGCACACCGGCAGACCTGTCCACTGCAGGATGCGGCTACGCATGCGCTGCGCGATTGCGGTGTGCTGGCCAGGCATGCCGGTCAGGTCCAGGAAAGATTCATCGATGCTGTAGACCTCCTGCGTGGGTGCAAACTGGCTGATGATGGTCATCACCCGGTCGGACATATCGGCATACAGCGCAAAGTTGCTGGACCGCGCAATGATGCCGTGCTGTCTGGCCAAGCCTTTCAGCTCGTGCCATGGGGCACCCATCTTAACGCCCAGTTCCCGTGACTCCTTGTTGCGGGCGATCACGCAGCCGTCGTTGTTGCTGAGCACCACCACGGGCTTGCCTTCCAGCTTGGGGTCGAACACCCGTTCGCAGCTGGCGTAGAAATTGTTGACATCGATCAGGGCAATGGCACGTGTCATTTGAACTTGCGCATGGAGCCTGTCACCACGCCCACCACCTCGAATTGCTGGCCTTCCTGGATCTCGATCACCTGGTAATCCTTGTTCGCAGGAATCAGACGCGGGCCTTTCCTGGAGCGCCCCAAGGTCTTCACCGTGAACTCACCATCCAGGATGGCCAGCACGATGTCGCCGATTGAGGCGGTGACTGAGCGATCTACCACCAGGACATCTTTATCAAAGATGCCGGCCTCGATCATGGAATGACCCTGCACGCGCACAAAGTAGGTGGAGGTCTCATTGTCTACCAGGAAGCTGTTGGGGCTGAGCCGCTGCTCAATGTGGTCATCTGCGGGTGAGGGGAACCCGGCTGCCACGCTCGTACTGTAAAGCGGTAAACCGCCGCAGCCACTGAATGGGTCGATGACAGATAGGCTAGCGACATTGCCCATGCCGTTGGGGGTATTCGTTGGTGCGTTGATATTTTGTAACATCAATCAAGTTTAATGCAGCGCCCTAGCACTCGCAATCGCGCACGATGTTTTATTTGGCCGCTTGATGTTCTATGCTGACCGCATGTGTGGTGGCGCGAGATACGTGGATGAAGCTGGGCGGGATTGGAAGATCTACTTTCCGAACCCCAAAGCCGCGCTGCCCGTCGCAAGAGCATCTGGCCAGGTGGAATGGGTGAAGTGGGGTAGGCGCAAGGAAGAGCCTGGCAAGTTCGTCCAGGGAGGCTGGGCGCGTCAGGAATCGGTTAATGCTGGCAAGTGGGACAGGGTAGAACCCGAGCTTGTGCAGTTGGCCGTTACGTCATTTATGGAAAAAGATGCCGCCCGTACCTCACACTGGATCGACGTACCTGCAGGCATGGCCATCAACGCGCTGATCGCCACCATGGAGGGTGAATCGAGGCTTTATGTGATCACGACGGAGACGCCTGCAGAGTACGTCTGGGTGCATGATCGGTGGCCGCTTATTAAAATTATCACAACTGATTGA